CCATTTGTTCCGTAATGATTGAGAACCCATTTGTTAGCGTTGTATGCCCATCCTTGCGTTCTACCGTATGTAAGAGCCATGCAAGGTGTACAGTGAGTGCCTACACTGCTTTGAGTAGTGTTACTGCCATTGCAAAAAGCTCTGGTGTAATTACTTGTAATACTGATAGCAAAACTTACACCTTGAGCATTAAATGTTGCACTTCTGTTAGCACTGCTGAGCCACCAACTTCTTGCTACACTTTCTACTGGAACACTAGTGCCATCGTATCTTGTGGTTAACCTACTACCTGGATTAGCGTTAAAATAGTCAGGATCCAAATAATATGGTGCATCTAGTACCAAATCTAATACATCGCATGTTCCATTACCAGGTAAAACGTTTCCGCCTGTGTATCCATCTGGTTTAGCACCTAATGTATTGTTTTGAAATTCTGGATGACCTATCCAACCACCGCCGTCATCTGCTACAATTACATCGACATCCATGCCATCGCCATACTGCTGGATATTACTAGGGTATACATAGGCATCGGATTGTCCATTTGCTACCCAGGGGTCTAATTTTTGCATAGGACGCAACAGTTGATATCCAGTTCTGTTGATGTCAGTGCTGTTTGGTGTTCCGGGTGGTGTGTTACTAGTTTCAAACTCTCTGTATACCTTTACATCTCCTTGCCAGCGTTTCAGTAGTTCTGCACTGGTTGCTTGCAGTTCTTCAGGATCGGGTTTATAAGTTTCTGGATAACTTGTATAGTCTATGTTAATCCATTTAATTCTTGGATCGTTTTTGAGAGTTTCTGCTTCTTCGTCTGTCAATAAGAAAATTCCGCGAGTTGGACTATGCGGCTTGTCGTCGTGACATTCAACACATCTATCAGGCACAGTTGATAAACCACTAGTCTCTGATGTAAGATCGTTGTGTATTTCTTGCCACTGTTCAGCAGTGTAAGTGCCTAGCTGATAATACTTTTCAGTCATTGATAATCCTTAATGTAAGTCGACCCATGTACTATTTGCATAACCCTGGAATTTATTAGTAGTTGTGTTATAAATCATGTCACCGTTTTGAGCTGCTAATAGATCACGTTCTGCTGAAGTAAAACTTGCCATCTTTAATGGACTTTGTGTAATCTCTACTCTAGTACCCGCAGTCAATAATATAGCACCGTCTGATGATAGTTCTGGAGTACCGGCAGTAGGTGTAGTAATGATATTTTCTACTTCGATTGTATTTGCAACAATCTTGTTTGTGACTGTCAAATTATTTTGCACAGTAACATCGCTGCTAAACACAGTTGGTGGTGTTACAGTAATACCGCTTGAATCGTCTGTATCTAGTACACTATTTGTAAATGTAAAGTTTCCTAAATCAGTAGCCAAAACAGCATCGGTAATACCGTAGCCACTTAAAGTAGTCGGGGTACTTGTCAAACTACTGAAAGCAAAGTCTTGTGCAATACCTGTGATGGTAATGTTACCTTCGGTATCACTTGCGGTAGTAATTGCAGTTCCACCGATAATTTTAAATGATTCGCCTCTGCTTATGTTACGCATAGAAGAATCATCTGCACCTACTGCAAAACTAAATTCTGTGGTAATGTATCCTACATCGTTAGTAAGATCACTTAGTGCAGTTGGAATTGTAGGTTTGCCTGTTAAACTCGAATATACTCCGTCAAACAGTAAATTACCAGTATCAGTTAAATCTCCTACATCGGCAGGAATAGTTGGCGTATTTGTAAAATTATTATAGTCTAGATAAAATGAAGGACCAAATCCGCCAAGGTTGTCTGAGTTAGTGGTTGTTCCTGAAGCAGGATCTACAGACGCTGCCCATTCTGTACCATTCCATCGTAACACTTCGCCGATTGCAGAACCGTTATTGGGCATACTTACCCAGCTGCCTGCTTGGAAAACTTGTAGCCTGTCCACGTCGGTGTTATAAAGAATAGCACCATCATACGTAGTGCTATCTTGTCCTATCGAATCTCGTGATATAGTATCAGTGTTTGATGGTATTAAAACTGCATTTGTATTAAGTATACCGCCTGCTAAATCTACACTTAGAACATTTAACCAGTTTGCTGCACTTTGTGAATAGATGTACAACTGTGTTCCGTCTGCATCAAAAATAAGTTCACCATCGGTAGGAACACTTATACTGCCAGTTGTTTGATTGCTCAAAATTACGCTATCTACTTGTACATTGCCATTGACTGTAGCAAGGCCTGTAATGGTTACATCGCCGGTTACACCAACAATACCCGTTGCTGTAATATTTGTGCCACTAACTTGTATATCGCCTGAACTTGCTGTTAGAGATATATTTCCTGTTGTTGCAGTATTGGTTATTCCTGAACCTGCTGTAACATTGTAAGTGTCTGCATTTGCGTTTATATCGCCTGAACTTGCTGTTAAAGATATGTTTCCTGTTGTTGCAGTGGTATTGATATTTGTTTGAGCATCGAGAGATATTGCTGCGTTTGATATTATTTCAGGTGTGCTAATATAACCGGTTGATAAATTTTGAGTTTCAATTCCATTAACAACCAACTTGTTGCTTACAGTAAGATTATTCTCTACAGTCAAATCACTTTGGATTGCAACAGCCGGTGTAATTATGATACTACTGCTATCACTGGTATCAATAATTCGGCCTACGAACGTAAAATTGCCGAGCTCGGTTGCAAGAACAAAGTCCTGTAAGTCGCTGATTTGACTTTGTGTAATACTTAATGCAGATTCGTGTTGAGTGACACTACTTTGACTAATACTAAGATCTGGTACAAATCCTAGTAATGCACTGGCTGCAATTTCTCCATTGTCACTGTCTACTAACAATGAACTATCGTCTGCAATTATGTTAATTCTATAATTAGAACCCTCAACAACTCCATCGCCGACACCGCCTGCAACAGCACTGTTAATCCAATTTCCGCTAGAGTATACTAACGCTTGACCGTTTACAGGAGAGGTAATAACAACATTGTTTAATTCTTCAAGATCGGCACTGGTAATTGTAGGCAGATTGGTTAGACCACTACCGTCGCCAACAAACGCTGTAGCAGTAATGTTGCCACTGCCGAATATATTGTTATTATTTAAGTTTAGATTTTGAGTTAGTACAGCCGGTGAGCCACTGCCAGTGGCAATTTCTTGACCGCCGGGTGTGGATCCATCTCCAACCCACAGCGGTGATACACCAGCACTTTCATAATCTGTTACATAAATTAACTCGCCTTGAACCAAGGTCTGGGTTTGTCGTTCAAGGTTAGTTCCGCGTCTTAATCGGAAAGCCATTAAAAATCTCCTAGGCGATATTACACTTTAATGTATTTATCACACTAGGAGATTATAATTTTATTTATTAAGTTTAAGAAATTTGTAAACTCTGCGACTTACATCATGTTTTACACGTTCCAAGTCGAGTCTAAAATCAAGTGTTTCTATATGAGTATCGTATTCTTCAAACAGTTGATCTAGGCTATCTTCTATTTCTTCTTGAGTTTGTTTTTTTCTACTATCGTCTATGTTAATATCCCAAGTAGTGCCGTCTTTAAACTTTATAACAATGTTACTAATGTATTCGATTGGGAGATAATCCATCTCAATCTCATCTAGGATATCTTCCCAACCAGCATCCTTAGTTTCAATCTTACGCTTTGGCAATTTCTGCCTTCTTAACACTTACTTTTTTAGTAGGGGCTAGTTCTTCTGCTTGCTCTCTTAAACGTTTTGCTTCTTTAAACAATGCATCAGCTTGACTACGTAGTTGAGCTGCTAGATCATCACCGGTTAAAACACCCGACTGTGCAGCCATATCCATTGCTTTAGTAACTTCATCGTTTACTACTACAACTTCTTTTTTCTCTTCGCTCTTTTGTGCATTGGCAGATTTAACAGCCAAATCTTCAAGAGCCACACCACGTTGTTGTGCAATAATTTCATTCAGCTTGTCTAGTGGAATTGAGGTAGTATTGTTAGGAATCATCTCAATATCTTTGGTTGCAACTTTTTTTAGCTGACCCGTTGAATGAAATCCTGCAAGCATGTTACGTCCATCAGGAAGATATGCTCTACTCATTGCAAGTGCAAGCTCTTCAGCTTGCTGCCCGGCTGCTGATTCGACTAGTTTAATTAGTGTATCGTGTTCGTCAGCTGGCAATGCTTCTGTCATGATTATAAGAGCACTATATGGATCACCTGGTATTGTGCGATATGCTACAATACAGCGTCTCTTATTAGTTCTAATTCTACCGATATGTTTAATATTAGCCATTAGCTTCCTCTTCAGCGGCTGCTGGAGCAGGTTTTGCTGCTTGAGCTGCTTGTGCTGCTTTTTGTTGTTCTTCAACATTTTTTAAGAACAAATCTAACTTGTTGTACACAATACCTACTGCTGCCATCTCGTTAGGTTTAAATGCATTACGTTCGCTGGCAATGTCGATGATGCCTTTCATAGTGGCAAGATCTTGAATAGTAAGATCGTTTGGATTTGCTTTTTGTTCTACAGACATATTTTAACTCCTTGTATATTTACTTATGTTACAGTATTCTTTAATATTTTAAATGTGGACAAGCCAACATAAAATAACTTAACTCACTGGGAGTTTCAAAAGCTATTTTAATTTTTTGTTTCAATCCGTTAGTACCGCCAGTGTCTTCGATACACGGTCCGATATAATATCTTCCTGTTAAGTTGTTATAAATCCAATCGTCAATAGCGGTACTTAAATTGTAGCTTGGATTTATAACAACAGTTTCAAAGTAAGGCGGGCAGAATTCTACTCGCCTTACTTCAATAACATTCAAAGGATTTATTTTTCCTTTAAGCATTTGCCTCCTCGTAATGGGCAGTAATACCAAAGGGTCCTTCTAGGCTGCGGTTAGCGTTGCTATGAATAATAAAGATAGTGTCACAGTAGTCCGGATCACCCCAACTATCCCAAGCATATCCGTCAGTGAACATAATAAACTTCTTGGGCTGAATATCATGTTTTTTCATGTATTTCCAGTTTGCCATAAAGTCAGTGCCACCACCGCCTTTGATTTCATAGTCGGCTAGACTCTCTCCACCGTCGGCACTAAAATCTTGTTCATTATAGACTTTGGTATCAAAGCACCATACTTTGATTTTGTAGTCTTTGTATTCGTCCATAATGCCTTTGATCTCGCCAAGGAAGTCAGAAGCTTGTTCGTTACCAATACTACCCGACATGTCCAGTGCAACACAAATGTCAATGGTGTCTTGGAAGTTCATGCCCGGCAGAATAGCACCGCTATGCCAACCTTTACGGCTAGGACGTGACCAAGTATAGTCGCTTTTAATAGTGCTCTGAATCTGTTGACGAAGCAGCTCACGCCAGTTCATCTTGGATTCAGTCATCTCTTTGATCAAACGTGCAACACCTGCAGGAACATTGCCTGCACCAGCAGCACTTGCAGCTTGAATCATAGCTTCTTTGATCTCGTCCTTGATTTGATCAAGCTCTGCTTTGGTATAACGAGGACGACCGTTGCCTTCTTTGCCGTCACCGTTTTTACCATCCTCGTCGCCATCGCCTTCCAAATCAAGATGCTCGTCCAGCATTTCGCCAAGTTGTTTTAGAAACTCTTCGCCGTTTTTTTGAGCCTGTTTGAACAGATCGTCATAAACGTCTTCTGAGCTCCAGTTGCGATATTTGAAGTCCTGATAGCAATCTACAATCTTAGGCTTCTTACCGATGCGATCGTCAACCAGCAAGTTGTTGACAATATAGTCGGCTGCAATGTTATACAGCAAAGGATTGCGACTATCACGACGACCAAGGTGATCGTACACCATGTGCAGAATTTCGTGTGCAATAACAAACTCAACTTCTTTATTATCCATTGCATGGAAGAATTGAGTGTTGAAGTAGAGCTTGCGACCGTCAACAGCGGCAGTCATAAGCCAGTCGTCAGCAGCTTCAATTTTAAGACGAGTAGCCATATTACCGAAGAAGGGATGACGAAGCAGTAGACCGACACGAGCAGTAATAATACGATCCAGCACCTCTTTACGCATTGCATCCAGTTTTTCCGGAGCAATGTTAGGGTCGGGTTGCCAGTTTTTAAGTTTGCTTTGAGTTTTCTTAGCAGACATAGTATATCCTCTTTTTTGTGTCTATACCATAATATAACAGTATTTACACCAGATGTCAAGCGTTAGATAGAAAAAATGGGCGAAGTTGCCTCCGCCCATTTTGCACCGTATTAGGCCGATTGTGCAGCCTTAATATACTTGCCGTAACGATCGTGGAACTCATCAAAGCACTCAACAGCATCCGGGTCAATCGGTAGGCTATATTGAGTAAGTGCAAGTTTGATACCCATAACAACCAATTCGGTGTCAAAGTTATCCATTGCAAACCGCAGGAAGTTGTTGACTTTAGAGTCGAACTTCTTGTCGTTTGAATCACTTGCCTCTTTGAGCTCGTAGCAGAGAGAAACAGTCAAGGAATACATGGCACTGATTTCTTTAGTTTTCAGCTCTTTGATCTTACCAGCAAGAATCTCGCTTGGATCAGGCATGCTACCTGCGACTTTACGGTGTGCCATAAATTTAACAGCAAGGCCTTCACCTACAGCACCAGCAACCAGATCAGTAGTAGTACCGTCGTCTAGTTGCTCATCTAGCAGTTCGCTAACAAACGACCACGAACGCGGAGTTGCAAACGAGCGGCTAGAACTCTTAGGATCAAAGTCGTAAAGGTCCTGCTTGGCAAATTGCAGATAACCAACTACGTCCTGGTGAACCCTGTTGTTAACAGCCCAAGTAAACCAGTCATCAAAGTTAACACCCATTTCAAGGTGAACAAAACGGTTGGCAAGCGGAGCAGGCATACGGTAAGTAACACCTTTGTCAGCTTCGCGGTTGCCAGCAGCAACGATGATGACGTTGTTGGGCAGGCGGTATTGACCCACACGACGGTTCAGGATCAGCTGGTATGCTGCTGCCTGCACAGCCGGTGCAGCACTGTTCATTTCGTCAAGGAAAAGAACAATGTGGTCGTAATTGGCAGCCATTGCCTCGTCGGGCAATTCTGCCGGAGAACCCCAAACCATTTTGCCTTGATTGGCATCAAAGTAGGGGATACCTTTAATGTCGGTGGGTTCCCACAGCGACAAGCGAATATCGATAAGATAGCTATTCGGAAGTCCAGCAGTAATCTGAGCTACAATATCAGATTTACCAATGCCCGGAGGACCCCAAAGGAAAATCGGGCGTTTTTTACGCATTGCAAATTGCAGAGCGTTCTTTGCTTTACTAGGAGTAAGAGTACGATCAGACATTTGTATTCCTTTCTAAATCAGTGCCTATGTTTTACTTTAGCAGTATCATACAGTGTTGTCAACATCTATTTTGACAGTGTTGCTAAAAATTCTAGTCTTTTAAAACGGCTGAATTCTTCCTGAGCCTTTGCCAGTGTAGCGTTTGCTCGTGACAAATAGAACGGCCGCTTTGTCCGATGATACTCGATCATCTTGGTCAGATAATCGTTGTTGTATTGTTCGAATCTTTTTCTGAGTTTGGCAGTGGTACCAGGAGAAGTTTTTTTGTGATAGTTGTGCCATTCTGCGATTGTTAGCAACATTTCGTCAAACGGATTTGCATCTGCTTCAACTGAATTACGCATTGTGTTCCCTCACATGTTAGCGTATAGAATCACACTAGCACTGTTTAGTAAGGGTGTCAACTCCATTGTTCCAAATTTGTAAACTTTTTATCCAATCGTAGTCATGTTGATACATCTCTACTATTTTATACTTCAACAAACTCACAACTGCTGGATCCATTATATCTTCTCTCATGTAATGACTATCGTAGTTTACTCTAGTTTGATCTGACAAACCTAGATAATAATCAAGGTCATTCATCATTACATATTCATGACTTTTGAAATTCTTTTCTTTAAAGTTAATATCGAACAGAACTTTCTGCAAACCAGTATGTGTATTGTAGTGTCTTTCAATTTCAAACTTTTTAAGCCACTCGTTTGCATCATCTACTGTCCACATTGGTATGTTCAAATCCTCTCTAGGAAGATCCCAAACAAAACTGTAAAACCAACTACGCCATCTAAAGTATGGATCTCGTACCACGTGTACCAATTTGTAATTTTGTGGTTGCACAGACTTGGTAAATCTATAATCAAAATAATGATATTGTTTGTACAAAATATTCCTTGAAATTCTTCTTAGATGCTGACTGCCGCATCTTGCACAAGCCGCAATAATAGTTTTATTATCGCTGTTGTAAATTGCTTCCATGATTAATTTCCTTCGGAACGTTTTAGAGCTTTAGACATACCATACTTGCGTATATCTCCACTAAACAATGTTAATTCAACTGCTTTGCGTTCATTGGTTACAGTAACGTTTTTGTTGGTTAAAAAATACGGACAATCAATAAACTGATCTAAAAAAATGATTGTTTGTGTTGTTAAGGGCATGTCCAACGGAAAGGGAATATTGTAAGTGGTTATTCCAGCTTGATTCAATGCATCAAATCCAGCTTCTGTTAGTCTTAGGCCGCCTTTGTCCTTTTGTCTAGTGTTTTGCCACCACAAGGGCATGTATTCCGCAACAACACTGTCATTGAACGTTTTACCTAACTCTTTTAAAATTAACTTAGTAAAAACAGTTTTATTCAACTATTTCCTCGCCGCTTGTAAGTTTTACGACTGAAAACTCGGTTGTCTTGAACATGCTGTTTAATTTCTTTGCAAGGTTGAAAGCATGGCCGGGATTACTGAAACTGGTTTTTTTATACTTAGGACCAGGATAGTTTGTTAAGGAATTCATGCTTTTTAAATTGAACGGTTTTTGCTGATAGAATACAGCCCAGATTGCGTCAGCTTCTAAAATCAGCTCACTTTTGTAGGTCCTGCTGTTTGTGTATTGTAACAAGACATTGGGCTTTGGTCTGCTCATATGCGTACTCCATATTATATACGCATATATTTATCTCTTAAGATTACCAATTGCCCTGATCAAGTTTTATTTCTATGGTTTCGTCGTTTGAACTGCTGGCATTTTCTTTTACAAACTTTTCTAAATCGCCGGACATTCGTGCCATTACAATGCCTAGTGTAAAAGCAAGACTTTTTGCAGTGCCAATGTCCAAACGTATATCTTTGGCTTTGCTTGCTTCTGCACTTTGTACTTGCTTTATAAATTGTTGAATAGGTACTGTATTAATTGGTTCGATTGACATTGCTTAATGCAGCCTTCATATCAAACTCTGTTTTGTATGGTCCCATATATTCATTACGTTCAATAGTAATAAGCTTGGGACAAAAACTTTTAAGCCAGTTTACGTTAAATTTTACCAAATAGTATCCTGCACAATACACACTTTTTGATTTTTCACTTTTGGTAAACAATGGTAGTTTTCGACTAATATCATACATACTGTTATACGGCTTGCCACGTGTAGGAAAGCCGTGTACATCTTGTTTGTCGTCTAAATCAGATGGAGAAGAAATTTTTGCAGTTAAAAAGTTTTTGCCAAACTTTTTCTTTAGTTGACTTTCATTTTTAAAAAAATCAACCTTTCCTTTAGTAGACACCACAAATGCATCTTCATCTTTTGTAAGAGTTCCGATGCGTACACCTTCGTCCTCTATGATCCAAAATTTATTATCTAAAATGGGTTTAGCTTGTATTGTCATTTATTGTATCCTGCTTGAAGCGGTTCTGCATACGACTGTGCCTGGTCTGCAATACGTTGCAAGTCCCATTTTGCACAAAACTTCATAAGTCGCATACCTACTTGGCTTAAATCTTTTGCCTCAACAGATTGAATAGTTCCATTGATTTCTTGTTTAATATGTGACGGTTGTGCTGTAAGATCGCACAGCGTAACATTGCGGTTGTAGTCATCAATAACACGATGTTCTACACCGTTGTGGTCAGTCCAACGTTGCAGCATCATGTTATTCCAACTGTAACCTTTGTGTTGTTTGTCAGCAAAGGCTTCGGTAAGGCCTACTTTATTTTTAGTACCTTTGATACGTACACCAGGGTATGCACTAAACACGTTATCGCTAGTGTCTCCACGCATACACTTTTCAAACAGTAGCCATTGCGGATCTGGAGCGGGCTTAGGCTGCTTGGTCTTTTTGTCCAATACTTCTCGACCTTTGTCGTCAAAGTAACCTTCGTGTGTGATAGTCATGTTAGCAACACCATTGTACTGACGCACACGAGGACTGATCAACTGTGCAAAGTCTCCGTCAGTGCTGATAATAACATGATTGTCATCAGGATGATTCTGAATCCAGCCTGCAATCAAGTCATCTGCTTCTAGTACAGGATTTTGCAGTACAGTGCAGTTAGTCTTGGTTGTAACAAAGTCTTTGAACTCATCAAAGATTTCCCAAAACACACGATCCTCTTCTGCTTCACGAGGAGTAAGTGCATCACGTGCATCTTGACGATTGCGTTTATATGGCTGATAAAAGTCTTTACGCCAGCTACG